CTTCTAATAAGGAACCAAATAAAGATTTAGTTAATCACCTAAAAGACTATTTTAAAGTATCAAATAGAGAAGTAAAAGATTACCTAAAAATATTGGATACCACAGAAATCCATCGTATATTGACGGATAGAGGTTTAGATAAAAAAGAAATAAAACCATTATTAAAATGACAAAAGAATTATATACCATGTTAAAAACATCTGCTGAAGCAGATAAAGCTAAAGCATTATTGTCACTTGAATTATTAGGAAATAAAGCAGTAGGTATTGGAGATCATTCAACCGAAGATTTTTATAAAAATGCTGAAGAAGCACTTGTAATGTTAGTTGATGCTGATGATAGATTATCTACACTTAAAAAATATTTTACACCACCAAAACAAGAAGTCTATGGGTGATTCAATATCCAAATGGTATGAAATGCAAGAAGATATGAGCGACAGAGAAATTATGGATGCTAAACGTCCGGATGAAGCAGCAGTAAGAGTATTTGAAAAAGAATACCCAGAATTATCTAATGAATTTAAATCAATCCAAAAGGAAATGTATAATATGTTTGCCCGTAAACATATGGATTATGGTTTAAATAATATTGCTTTAGGTGGAGATGTTGTTAATAATAGCGATGATAAGCAATTCTCACTAACTGGGTTGTGTATTAGGTTAACTGACAAAATCTCACGTTTAAAAAACCTATTAATTAATGGTAGGTCATTTGTAGAAGGTGAAGGAATACAAGATACGTTTATTGATATAGCTAATTATGGAATTATTGGTTTATTAGTGGGACGTAATAAATGGAAAAAATAATGATTTATTGGTTTACAGGTCAACCAGGTTCTGGTAAGACTGTTTTAGCGGATTTATTAAAAGAAAAATGGCTCACCCATGCTTATAGAATAGATGGAGATGAAATGAGAGCTTTATTTCAAAATAAAGATTATTCTATTAAAGGTAGAATAGCTAATATAGATGCTGCTCAAAAAATAGCTCATTATTTACACAACCAAGGTAAAGATGTTATTGTATCATTAGTTTCACCCTATATTGATCAAAGGGAAGAGTTTAAAAAAGTAATGGGCTTTGCTTTAACCGAAATTCTTGTGCATTATAATGTAGCTGAAATTCGTAGAGGTAGAGAAGAATATCATGTTATGGATTTCCAAAAACCAAACTATGACTTTATAGATATTAACACAACAACAGATACACCAGCTATGTCAATCCAAAAAATATTAGAGTATGTCCAAATATAGTATGTTTATAGGCCGTTGGCAGCCTTGGCATGATGGTCATCGATGGTTAATAGACCAACGTTTAAACGCCGGTAAAAACGTGTTAATCTGCATAAGAGATGTAGAGCCAAATGACAACCAACCTTGGACAGCAGATGAAGTAATGTTAAATTTAGCTGAGGAGTTAAAAGATCTAATACAAGAAGGTAGAATAAAAATTATTAAAATCCCTGATGTTGAATCTATTAATTATGGTAGAGGAGTAGGGTATGAAGTAATAGAGCATGTCCCACCTCAAAATGTAGAAGAAATATCTGCTACTAAGATTAGAGCTAAAATGAGAAAAGATGGCAAGTTATAAAGAAACCTTAGTAAAAACACTTATATGGAGAGTAATAGCAACATCAATAACCTTTATAGTTGGTTGGATTGTAAGTGGGGATATTAAATTTGGATTGTTGATAGGTGGAATAGATACACTTATAAAAACTATATGCTATTTTTCATACGAAAGAGTATGGAATAATATAAAAAAATAAATTTTGGCTAGAAAAATACCTAAAATAGTAAGAGAGATTCGTTCGAATCCACCACAAGAGGTAAACTTTGCATACCAAAAGAATATCTCATATTCCCAAATGTCGATATTTCGTGGTTGTCCCCATCGTTGGAAACTACAATATAAAGACAAAATCAAAAGATTTACTTCTTCTATTCATACGGTATTTGGAACAGCCATACACGAAGTATTACAGCATTATTTAGATGTAATGTTTGATACAAGTGCTGCCAATGCAGATAAAATTAATTTAGAAGAATTATTTCAAGAAAAATTTATTGGTGAATATCAAAACCAATACAAAAAGAATAAAGATCAACACTTCTCTACAGCTGAAGAAATGAGGGAGTTTTTTGAAGATGGAGTAGGTATTTTAAATTGGTTTAGAAAAAAACGAGCTAAATATTTTTCTAGAAGAGGATGGCATTTAGTTGGTTGTGAATTACCTTTAGTTATTTCCCCAAACAAAATGTATAATAATATAAAATATACAGGTTTTCTTGATGTAGTATTATATAATGAGAAATATGATACATTTAAAATTATAGACATCAAAACAAGTACCCGTGGTTGGAGAGAACAAGATAAGAAAAATGAAGATAAACAATACCAACTATTATTATATAAACAATTTTTCAGTGAGCAATATGGTATTCCTTTAAAGAATATTGAAATTGAGTTTTTTATTGTAAAAAGAAAAGTATTGTCGTTTGATGATGATAATATAATGTCACCCCACCAAGCATATAGAGTACAACAATTTAGTCCACCAAGTGGAAAAATAAAATTAGGAAGAGCTACAAAAGCAATAAATAATTTTATAAATGAATGTTTTAATTCTAATGGGGATATTAAAGATATAGAATACCCAAAATCTCCCTCAAAATGGAATTGTAATTTTTGCCCTTATAAAGAAGATAAAGAAAATTGTGGAGAAGGTATATCTTATATGTAATTAGAAAATAAAGATATATACGTATCATCAAAAATATTAAACGTTATTAATAATAAAGATTATGAGTCAAACTAAAGAAATGACACTAACAAGTGTTAAAGTTAAAAGCGATTTATTCGAGAATTTCAAAATAGAATGTGTTAAAAGAAAGTTTTCATTCCAAAAGCTTGCAGATCGAACTTTGTTTTTGTATCTTACAGATGAAAATTTCCGAAAACAAATTTCAAACCAAACTAATCTCGAATTATAGATTTAAAAACAAATCCTAAAATAAATGAATCAAAGTTTTAAACACCTTCCTAAAGATAAAAGGAAGAAAATTCTACTTATCTGTGATGATATTAGAGTTCATTCTGGGGTAGCAACAGTAGCTAAAGAAATTGTATTACACACAGCCCATCATTTTAATTGGGTTCAAATAGCAGGAGCAATCAAACATCCTGATAAGGGGAAAAAATTAGATTTATCCGCTGATTTAAATAAACAACTTAATATTGACGATACCAATGTCCATCTCTACCCAGTAGATGGTTATGGTAATCCGCAGTTACTACGCCAAGTAATCAAAGGAGAAAAACCTGACGCTATTATGTTGATTACAGATCCTAGATACTTTACTTGGGTGTTTGCTATGGAGCATGAAATTCGTAAAAACATTCCTATTACTTATCTAAACATTTGGGATGATTATCCTGCTCCAATGTATAATAGATCATATTATGAAGCTTGTGATTTATTGATGGGTATTTCAAAACAGACTGTTAATATCAATAGAATTGTATTAGAAGAAAAAGCTAAAAGTAGGATCCTAAAGTATATCCCTCATGGATTAAATGATAAGGTTTACTTCCCAGTTGATAAAAAAGATAAAGGGTTTGTTGAATTTAAAAAAATAATATTTGGTAATAAAAATCCTAAATTTGTTTTATTCTTTAACTCTAGAAATATTAGGAGAAAACAAACATCTGATGCTTTATTAGCCTTTAGAGCATTTTTAGATACATTACCAAAAGAAGAAGCCAAAGATTGTTATTTTGTATTACATACAGAAATAGCATCTGATCATGGCACAGATTTGGGTGTAGTTAAAAACTATTTATTTGAAGAAGATTATCCAGATAATGTAATTTTTTCCACTACAAAATATTCCCAAAACCAACTAAATTATTTATATAATCTAGCTGATGTTCAAATATTACTAACTTCAAATGAAGGTTGGGGTTTAACATTAACTGAATCTCTTTTAGTAGGAAACCCAATTATAGCAAATGTAACGGGTGGGATGCAAGACCAAATGAGATTTGAAGATGATAATGGTGATTGGATTGATTTTTCATCTGATTTCCCATCAAACCATAGAGGTACCTATAAAAAACACGGTGAATGGGCATTCCCAGTTTATCCTTCTTCTAGATCAATGCAAGGTTCTATTCCTACACCTTATATTTTTGATGATAGATGTAGATGGGAAGATGCTACTGATCGGATAAAAGAAATCTACGATTTAGACCCAGAAGAAAGAAAAGCTAGGGGTCTTAAAGGTAGAGAATGGGCTTTGGGTGATGAAGCTGGTTTTACCTCTAAACATCAAGCTAATAGAGTAATGGAAGCATTTACTGAATTATTTGAAACTTGGACACCAAGAGAAAAATATGAAATAATAAACGCAACCAAATTTAAAGGAAGAACATTAAAACACAAATTAATATACTAAGTTATGAGTAAACCGTTATATGTAATTAGTTGCCCATTTGATACTTACTCAGGATATGGGGCTAGAAGTAGAGATTATATCAAAGCTGTTTTAGAATTAGA